TCACTAAAGAAAGTACCTTTCTTTTTATCAAAGTGAACATTACCTATCAAGGTCGACCGAGGATCTTGGGTAGCTCCAAGATTAAAGTAGAACTCGGGTCTATCGAGAGCGTTTATAAGTGACTTAGCAGCAAGAGTCTTACCACAACCAGCTTGACCTGTCATCATGATGTTCTTGCCTCTGACGGCACTTCTGATTAAATACTTCCACTTCAACTCCTTCATAATCAGACCTTTTGGCTTCAATCCATATGAGTTACCAATGAAGTCGACAATCTCTTGATGTCCATCAGGTATCTCTACATCGGATGCGGGAGTAGGGACATGACTGGTCTTACCGAATTCCGACATCGGTACTTGCCACCAATATGTCCTACCATTTTTCTCTCGGAGTTCGAGAGCGGTTTTGTTATTATATGCTTTCTTCCTCGTGGAAGTGATTACAGCGTGAGTCCATTTATTACCATCACTATCCCACGCATTGAAACGATTGCCAGATTTGACTACCTCGACAACAGTTCCTACTTTTGGTTGATTCATAAAACTCCTTTTTTTCCTTTTTTTAACATCTTAAATTACGAAGAATATTCGTAAAAGTCAAGCATTATTTTGATTTATTTTTAAACTTTAGGGGGGGACTCGAACCCCCCAGCCATACTAACGGACTACTTTGGTAATCACTCCATTTCATCCTTTGACGCCACTTACCTAAGAGTTTGATTAGAACCCTATCTTTGGTTTTCATAAAGCCGTAGTTTACTCCGTTGAAGGTCTTAACCCTGGCTATTTCAAGCCCGTTTCACTACGATGTCTTGTGGTTCTATTTGGGACGCCAGAGGAAAGTCAACTCTATCGCCAGGAAGACTTTCCAGCAGTGGCTCTGAACCCTAGTCCCAAACGCCTTTCAGCACCCTTCGTGCCTATCAAAACATTTTCCGCAAGAGGATCATTCTGTCCCCACGAAAGCCGGAGAACGCCGGCCATGTCGGCTCAAACCTAAATCTAATTTTTAAAAAGCCTATCTTCATCGTTTTATCACCTCAATCAACACCTTAACTTACGAAGAAAAAATGAGAAAGTCAAGCATTATTTTCATCTTTTTTCACTTTTTTTTCCGTATCCATCCTTAACCAACACCTAAATATACTAAAGA